CCTGTCGCTCTACTGGCAGATCGGCGGTCGCCGCCGCTACCTGAAGGAGGTACCGGAGAAGAACCGCATCGAGAACTACGAGTCCAGCAACGACGCCTACGTCGTCGAGGACTACGGCCTCGGCTGCCTGGTCGAGAACATCGAAGTCGCGGAGTAGATGACATGGCCTTCAGTCCCGCCAAGGCGCACTTCCTGCGCGTGACCGCCGCTCAAGAGGCGGCGGCCACTGCCCCGCACCAGGGCATGGAAGGCGCGAACGCCTATGAGCTGCAGCTCGCCCAGCTGTATCAGGATCGTAGCCGCCTGAAGAACATCCAATCCGGCGAAGGCAAGGCAGCGCTCAAGGTCGAGCTGCTGCCGGCCTACCAGCCGTACATTTCCGGCGTGCTGCAGGCCGGCAAGGGCGCCCAGGACGAGGTGGTCACCACCGTCATGCTCTGGCGCATCGATGCCGGCGATTACGCAGGCGCCCTGGACATCGCCGACTACGTGCTCGCACACGACTTGGTCATGCCCGACCGCTTCGCGCGTACCGCCGGCTGCGTCATCGCCGAAGAGATCGCCGAGGCCGCGCTCAAGGCACAGAAGACCGGCGGCAGCTTCGACCTTGCGACCTTGCATCGCACCCTCCTGCTCACCGACCAGGCTGACATGCCCGACGAAGCCCGCGCGAAGCTCTATCTCGCCGCCGGCCATGCCACTCTGGAAGGCCTTTCTGTAGAGAGCCCCGGCCAACCCGGGCAGGTGCAAGCCGGCATCGATCTACTCAAGCGCGCGATCCAACTGCACGACAAGTGCGGCGGGAAGAAGGATTTGGAGGCCGCCGAACGGCTCCAGAAGAAACTGACCGCCTCTGGCGGTTGACCGAGCGTACCCCGCGCCCCGCCGGCTCGGGGCCGATCTGCCAGGTCCTCTCCTTCCTGAGCAGTGACGCCCCGACCACCGGCGACCTCAAGCGAGCAGCAGCATGAGCGGATTCATCGCCAACGGCCCGGTCCCGAGCGGGCACATCAACAGCGATCCCTTCTGGCCCACCATCGAGCTCGAGCATGTGCGCGCGAACCTGCGCATCGACTCCAGCGTCGATCCGGCGCGCCTCGAAGTTGCAGTCATTGCCGCGGTGATCAGCGTCAACCGCGAGCTGCGGGCCTGGCGCCTTGAGAAGATCGCGGCCGGCTATGCCGAACTCGCCCAGGTGCCGTCCGACAAGGTGCGGGACACCTCCGAACTGGTGCAGCTGTATCTGCGCGCAGTGCAGTCTGCCACCGCCGCCGAAGTGGCCGAGCGCTACCGCTGGTACGACACAACCACCAGCGGCAACGACAAGGCCCAGGACATCGCAACCACAATCGACGACTACCGCCGCGACCAGCGCTGGGCGATCCGCGACTTTCTCAAGCGTCCCCGCACGACGGTGGAGCTGATCTGATGGCCGCCGTCGCGATCGCCCAGCAGAACGACACCGTCGAGGCGCTGTGCTGGCGGCACTACGGTCGCACCGCCGGCGTGACCGAGGCAGTCCTCGAGGCGAACCACGGCCTGGCCGACCACGGCCCCACCCTCCCCCCTGGCCTCAAGGTCACCATGCCGGACATTCCGACGGCCGCCCCGGAACGGCAGATGGTGAACTTATGGGACTGACCACTTTGCAAGGAACCACTCCGCATGGCTGACCTCACCACCACCGCCACGGCCGGCGCCATCATGGGCCTCGGCCTGGGCGTAACCCTTCCGGTCGATGGCGGCATGCTGTTCGGCGCCCTGCTCGGCGCCTGGCTGGCCACCGGCACGAAGCAGGACCTGAAGGCCTGGTCGCGCCTGCTGTCGCTGATCCTGCCGACCTGCGTCGGCTACCTGTTCGCCGATGTCGCCCTCGCCCGCGTGCCCTGGCTGACCAACCTAGCCTTCTCTGCCTTCGTCTGCGCCCTGGTGGTCATTCCCCTCAGCCTCAAGGCGGTCGCCTGGGTCGACAAGGTCGACTTCGACGACCTCTGGCGCCGCATCCGAGGAGGTCGCTGACATGCTCATGACTGCCGTTCCGTTGATCGCCGCCCTGGCCTACATCGCTGCCGCACTGCGCCTGGTCTGCTACCAGCGCTGCGGCGCCCGCTTCCGCCGCAGCGTCTCGTTGCTCGCCAGCCTGCTCGGCGCATCCATGGCCATCTGCGGACTGGAAATCCTGCTCTACCGCCCACCGGTCAGCATCTGGCACGCCATCGTCGCCGCCCTGCTGTGCCTGCTGATCTTCCGTTCCCGCGGCAACGTCGCCGCCCTGCTGAGGCCATCCGCATGACCCTTCGATATGGTGACCGTTCTCAAGAGGTCCGCCAGCTGCAGCGTCGGCTGAACACCTGGGCCGGCGCCAACCTCTACGAGGACGGCCACTTCGGCGCCGCCACCGAGGACGCGGTGCGCGCCTTCCAGCGCTCGCATGGCCTGGTCGCCGATGGCATCGCCGGCCCGAAGACCCTGGCCGCCCTCGGCGGCGCTGACTGCTCGCACCTGCTGCAGAACGCCGACCTCGTCGCCGCCGGAACTCGCCTCGGCCTGCCGCTGGCGACGATCTACGCGGTCAACCAGGTCGAGTCGAACGGCCAGGGATTCCTGGGCAACGGCAAGCCGGCAATCCTGTTCGAACGCCACATCATGTATCGCCGTCTCGCCGCCCACGATCAGGTCACCGCCGACCAGCTGGCCGCACAGTTCCCCGCGCTGGTGAACCCTCGCCCGGGCGGCTATGCCGGCGGAACCGCCGAGCACCAGCGCCTGGCGAACGCTCGCCAGATCGACGATACCGCCGCCCTGGAATCGGCCAGCTGGGGCGCCTTCCAGATCATGGGTTTCCACTGGCAACGCCTGGGCTACGTCAGCGTGCAGGCCTTCGCCGAGGCCATGGGGCGCAGCGAGTCTGCCCAGTTCGAAGCGTTCGTCCGCTTCATCGACACCGACCCGGCGCTACACAAGGCGCTGAAGGCTCGCAAATGGGCCGACTTCGCCCGCCTCTACAACGGCCCCGACTACAAGCGGAACCTCTACGACGTGAAGCTTGAGCATGCCTATAAACAGCACACCGAAGCGCACAAGGAGACGACATGAGAACCGGCGCGCAGTCTGGGGAGCACTTCCCCTACAAGGAGCTTTTGGAGCGCATGACCAAGCTGTCTCCGACTGGTTGTGTGGCCGTGGTACTACCGCGCGACACACCGATGGAGGACTGCCAAAAGATGGCCGACGCGCTCAAGCATGTGATGGCTGCTCCTCCGCTGGTCATCTGCGGTGACGTGCAGTCCCTGGATGAAGCGGCCATGAACGCCGCCGGCTGGTACCGAAAATGACGATTCTCCGCCAGGCCCTATACGGCGCCGCCCTGCTCAGCGCCCTCGGCCTGCTCCTGTGGGTGCAGCAGCAGCGCATCGACCTGGCGCAGACCCGCCTGGCCCAGGCCGAGTTGGCGAGGAAAGCCAGCGACGCCCAGCTTTCCCGCCAGGCCGGCACCATCACGGCCCTCGAGGCCGCCCTTACCCGCGAGCGCCAGGCCCAGGCCGACCTGGACCACCAGCGGCAGCAGCTGCGCCAGGCGCTGGCCATCCGCGAACGCTTGATCGAGGACCTGAAACGTGACGATGAACCCTATCGCCAGTGGGCTGACCAGCCTCTGCCTGATGTTGCTCGCCGGCTGCAACAGCGCCCCGCTATCACCGGAGCGGCCGCTTACCATCAGTGGCTGTCCCGCCGTGACGCCCTGCAGCCTGGAGTCAGCGGCACCGAAGGACAACGGCGGCCTACAGACTGAAGTCGAGCGTATCGGCCTGGCCTGGGCCGAATGCGCCGCGAAGGTCGACATGATCATCCGCACCCAAGGGGCTACCCATGAACAAGCCCGATAGCCTGAAGGCACATCTGCTCGCCGCCGTGCCGGAACTCAGGAACAACGGCGACCGCCTGGTGATATTCATCGACAACGGCAGGGTCCGCAGCACCTCGGCCGAGAGCCTGTCCTTCGAATACGCGTATGACCTGCAGGTGATCCTCACCGACTTCGCCGGGCACCCCGACAGCGTGTTTCTGCCGCTGCTCGGCTGGCTGCTGGTGAACCAGTCGGATCTGCTGGCCAACCTC